TGTGTCAACTGTCCTGCCATCAATCACGGTTTCTGTCACCGACTCTGTCTGCACATCATCAATTGATAACTGCCCTTTGATATGCTTGCCGTATTCCTCTGCATACATTTCACCTGTTTTCAGGTCTGTACCGATTGCAAAATTCGTTGTCATTGGTGACTGAGGTGCAAGTTTTTCTGCGACCTGAACGGCACATGTCACATTGTCCCTGTTTTCGTTCTGTGCGAACTTCAACTTGATGTTGATTTCTCTGTTTACCTTGAAAGATGTGTTCGGATTCTGAAGGTTTTCAATAACCTTTTCAAATGATTTTGAAAACTGCTCCTGCAATGCACCCCCGACAAGGGTTTCCAGCTCCACTTTGTTCATGCTTCTGCTCCTTCCTGATTATTTATTTCCAAACAGTGCGGCGGCGGCATCTTGCGGTGCTTCCGCTGTCGGCTGCGTTGGTTCTGTGGCTGTTTCTGCCTGCGGTTCTTCAGGCGTTTCCATGTCAATGATATCTTCTTCTGATTCGACATAGTTCCTTGTTCCGTTGGCATCCTCAAAGGTCATATCTGAACTGAATGCCTGCTGCATTTCTGTTGACATGATGCCCCATTTGCTTATCAGCTGACGAAGCATTGTCTTGTAGGCCATATTGTCAAAGTTCTTGTACCAAAATGATGAATACATCCATGAATCCTTTGGATCATAATTGCCTGCTTCATAGTCCGCAAAAGATACCTTTGTTTTTTCAACGCCCTTGACTTTGATTGTAGTTGCATCCTTGCTGAAAGCCGGGCTGAACTTGTCGGCGTGTGCCATCATCTGCTTCTTGCTCCAATAGATAGCCTTGCGGAAGCCATTTGTCAGTTCAAAGAAAGCATAATATCCAACTGTCGGGGTTTCTTCTCTCGCATCCCAATTATCAACCATCAGGCTGATTTTGATATCTTCATTCAGTGGATCAAAGTATTCTAATTCGCCTTCTTTGATTGCCATGACGTTGAGTTTCTTATACTGTCCCGAACGGATAGCAAGTTGAATATATCCCTTGTAACCCAACTGGAAGGTTGCAACCTTGCCACGCTCCTTGTCGTTGAATGGTACAAGGTAGTAATGACCAAGCTGCGGTGACGGTGACAGCTTCAGGGACTCGCCAAGCAATGCCCCGGAAAGAATGGTGCTGTTGTCGCACTCCTGAAGTGCCGGATTGACGCTTACTGCTGATACAATAGCGCTGATGAATCGCTGTCCATCCTTGCCGCCTACTATGCTGTTAATCTGATTTTTTACCGCATCCTTTGTCAGGAAAGCACTGAAGGTTGCTTTCTGCGGTGCTCTCTGCACCAATGAATTGTTTACTGCCATTTTAATTACCTTCTTTCATAAATTTTTTAAACCATGTGTCAAACTCTGCTGATGTTTCTTCATCTGCATTCTTGATTTCTTCAGATGCCTTTATATCTCTTTCATCTTCTGTAAGCATTGAATTATTAAATACTTCCTGCATCAGTTTTTTTGAACCTACTTCGCCGATATCTTTAATCAAGCTGTCTTTTATAGATCTGATAACCGTTTCGAGTTCAAGACAAATTACTGGAATTGCTCCTGATATTGTCTGCTCAAGCCCTTTGCTGTCATAATTAATATTAATCATGTATTAGTCCTCACTTTCATCTTCATCAAATAATGATTTAAAAAACTTGACCGCTGCCTTCTTTGCGTCATTTTTCTGCTTATGGTTGGCAATGAAAGCTATCCCAAAAATGCAAAGTATTGTACCGCACACAATTAATGTGATTAATACCGCTGTGTTCATCCTAATTCACCCCCCTTCCCCTAGTCTGCATATGGTTCACATACCGTGAACTTGTAGCCATTTTCTATTTCTTCAAGTGTGTAATATCCTCTAAAGTAATAATTTGCATCACCTGAACGACTGCCTGATCCATATCTGATTTCTTTGTGATACTCTACTGATTCTGGAAGTTTTCTCTTGCAAAGTTCTGCACACTTTTCAAGCACTTCTTCCTTTGACATATCCGTTTCGATTTCCCAGACCCTAAAGAAATCACCGTATTTTTGGTACTGACCACAATGTGTCTGTTTTGCATTAAACATGTTTGTATCTCCTTCCTATATCATATCTGTTCAAAGGCAATGTTCCTTGCCTTAAAAAACTGTCCAAGTGCCTGCGCATCCTCAACTGTCAGCTGACATCTGAATGACACCCACTGCTTATTCTCATCTATAGTTTTAACGTCTGTATTTTCATTGGTTTCAGCTGTGTTGCAACCATTTTCAGGTGTTTTTGGTTCTGCTGCTTCCGTTTCCGCCTTCAATCTTGACTGTTCTGCTTCATATTCAGCCTTTTTCTTCGCCACATCCGAAAGTCTGTGTGCTTCATTCAGCGCCATTGTTATGTCATGTGTTGAAATGTACATCTGCTGTGCTTCAAAGCCGTATTCGGGCAAATTCGCAAGGGTTTCCATATCCCTGTTGAACCTCTTAATGTCATCAAGCATCTTCTGCTTAACATGACTCATTGTGTAGGACACGTTCAGCATTCGTTCATCAAACACTTTTTCCAATGTCAGACCTTCGGGAACATCCTGTTCTTTCCACAATGCCTTGATTAACTCCATTTTGTCCTGCTTCTGCTTATCCTCATATGCTTTGACCTGTGCATCAATTACCGCCACAGGCTTGTCAATGATGCCGATAATCTCATTAATCTGTGTCTTGAATTCATTGAACGGCTGCATGTACTCTTTTTCTCTACGGATACGCTCGTCATTCAATGTCTTCTTCAGCTTATTCAGTTGTGCCTTGTCTGCCTTCGCTTTCTTAATCTGGTCATCCGTGTATACCATGGTTTCATACATGCTGACCCTCATTGTCAGTTCCTGCTTCAACTCCTCATAGTTGAATGTAATGTTTTCAGGAATCTGAACTTCATTCACTCTTAATTCCATTTGTTTGTTCTCCTTTTCTTTTTGTTTATATGGCAAATTTACATTGCTCTCCGCTACTATCTATAACCAAGTTTTTCGCCCTTTTGCCCTTAATCAGATATGGGCAATTGGCTTGTACAAGGACCTGTGCCATAATCGGCACAACACTGTTTCCAATCCTTGCTACCTGCTCCTTTTTTGAATATGGTTTCCATTCTATGTCTCTGTTGATTATGTAATCATTCGGAAATCCCTGCATTACTTTCAATTCTTCCGGTTTCAACATTCTCAAGAAAATATCAGAGATAATATACTTCTGTCCTTCAACCATCAACACATTCACCAGTCCGAACCTGTCCTTTGTAGTAATAGTTCCTAATGGTTTATTTATTGGCTGCCCACAGCCGGTTCCGTAATATTTCACTAAAAACGCTGACACAACCCCAAAATGCCCTGGGGATGCTGTAATTGTATGTAATGGTTCTTCACAGCTCTGACCTGTTCCTGTTTTGTAAAATTTCGTAATAAATGCCATCACCAAACCATATCTGTTACTTGTATCAATTGTTTTGATTGGCTCTGTAAGCATCTGTCCTCTCGAAGTTCCTTCTTTAGTTTCTCCGTGGTATTGAATAAGAAATGCAAGTGCATCCTCACTTTTCACAATATATGGGTGTTTTTCGTTGACGATATATTTCAAAATGCCATTTGCTATTCGCTTCTGAGTTGCCGCTGCCAATGGCCTTTTTCGGTCAAAAATAGACCTACCCAAGTCCGACCAGTCAATGTAATCTCCACATTGTTGCCATTTTTTCAAAGGAAATCCACAACTGCTGTGAGTCGGTTCGGGGAATACTATCTGTTTCCCGTCATTCCGGAAAATTGCGTACCACCTTTTTCTTGTTGTTGGTGCTCCATAATCGGCAGCGACCAATTCTCTGCTGGCAAAGTCATATCCTAGCGACTCCATTGATGCAATAAATTTTTTGTAATCTTCCCCTGCTCTGCTCTTGATTGGATACCCGTTAGAATCAAGCGGTCCCCATTCCTGTATTTCTTCAACATTTTCCATGATGATTACCGCAGGCAAAAGCTTTCTTGCATGCTTGTACACCGCCCATGGCAGTATACGAAGTCCTTTACTCCTAGGCTGTCCACCCTTTGCTTTACTATGGC